TTGAAGTGTCCAGCATGTGCTGATGCTGTAGGGTACTCTTTTATAATGAGTTTGCCCTGTGTTTTACGAGCAATCTCTTGAACCTTAGAGTTATATAATACTTCAGGTAGTTCTGGTATATCTTTGATGTTACAGTTTAAAAGATTTGCGTCAATTCGTTCAGCAATCTTCTCCTCTGCCATCTCACATGTAATGTAGAGTACGTTGATTCCTTGACTAAGGGCTGAGCTAGCCATGTGGCACATGAATAAACTTTTCCCGACACCTGTACCAGCAAGAGCGATATTGAGAGTCTTATTAGGGAGACCACCTTTCGTAATATAGTTAAACTTTTCCAGATCAAAGGGAATTTTTTCTTCCGTCCGATGGTAGAATTCATATCTATCAGTTGCTTGTTCAATGTAATCATGTCCGATGTGTTCATCAAAGGAAACAGCCAAAGCATCCTGAAGGATGCTAGGGATAGCACCCTTATCCAACTTCTTGTCTCCACCGTCAGCAATCTTGATAGACTGCATGAGCGCAAGATATATAGCACGATCTTGACACCACTTTTCTGTGGCATCTAAGACCCAATCAAAGTCAACCCACTCATCTGTGAGTCCACGTACCATAGTAACGGCACTATTGAAAGCATCTTCTGTAAGATCTGTTCTAGTTTGAAGGTTTATGATGACAACTTCCTGAGTAGGAACCTTATCATATTTGTTAGAAAAATCTAGAATCTCTTCAAAGATAATTCTCTCATGGTATTCTTGAAAATAATCAGGCTTAAGGAAAGGAACCACCTTACGATAGTACTCTTCAGTGAAGAGAAGATTGCGTAAGATAGTTTCTTCAATCCTTTCAGTTGCCATAACTAAACTCCTGCTGTGCTGCTTCTTCCAATTGTGCCATTACTTCCTCGGTGAAGTATTTCTCAGGACTAGAGAGTATAGACTTAGGATAAACATTGTTACCACCCACGGCGATACGGTTGCCCACCCGTTTGAAGACCCCGTACTTCTCACCGAGTTCGAGAAGTCCATAATAGCGGTCAAGTCCACGTTCGTCAAAGAATAATCTGGTAGCAACTTTAGAACCCTCCTTAGTAAAGCGAGATTTCTTGGACTCACACTTAATGATGTTACCCACCAAGTCTGTTCCTTCCTTCTCTTTTGATTTGGTTAAGAATATTATAGTAGATGCAGCGTACTTTAGTCCAGCACCACCGCCCATTTCTTTAGCTGGCACATAGCTCCCAATCACATCATAAGTGTGGTTGGTCACGAGCATAGGAATACCTGCCTGTCCTAATTTAAGGGTCAATACTCTAAAAGCACCCTTAATTAACTGTGATTTGGTCATGTCCCTGACCTGTTTATCATTGGTGATGTCTTCCATCTCCTTTGATGTACTAAGCATACCAAGACTGTCAAGAACAAACATCAATGGTTGACGCTGATCCTTTGGTTCTTTCATATACTTGTCAACGATCCTCGTTGCTTGAGTCCTGAACTCTTCTATCGTAGCAACAGGGAAGATGACCATGCGTTTGGAATCAATTCCCCTAGACTCAATGATGTCCTTGCTGAGAGCAGACTCAGATTCAAAATAAATAACCCCACCGTTATTATTGTTATCAAGAAAGTTACGTACAACGCTAAGGGCAAAAAAAGTTTTTCCTGTTGAGGATTCTCCAGCAAGTGCTGTGACTTTGTTAGAGGGGATACCACCGAATAAAGAACCACTAACGACAGCATTAAAAATATAGCTACCTGTATCGACAAAACTGGATGTATCTCCTGCAGCCACTCCGTCACTGACCCTACTTGCAAACTCATTCCCTGAATCTTTTATTACACTATCTAGGAATCCCATCGGTTACCTCACTTAAGTACATGTTTACGTATGAGTAAGTATTACTCATCATTTTAGCAAATGATCTAGCAGTCTCCTGTTCCTCAAAGCATTTTAAATTACTCTGATCTACTGTAGACACTTGATCATTAGTCCAACTCACAACCCATAGGTTTTTATTCATTCAAAGAAGCTCCCTAATGTAATTTTCTTTTCATGTGTCCATCCTACACACTCTAGCACATTTTTCAATGGTTCGAGGAAGGATTTCTCATATTGTGTTTGATAGTCCACATACTTCTCAATGCCGAACTCCTTTGGGATCTCGGTAAAGAAGCTAATGGCATTCTCATGGATAGGATTTGGTGTCTTCAAGTACATAAACTTGATCTTCTCACCTTCCTGTATCCTTTGATGTTTATTTTCGATACCGTACTTCTTCAAGTACCAGTTGTAGAGGAGTGCTCCCCTGACGTGGATCGGTGTGCCTTTACTATAGATGTCAGTTCTGTGCTTATATTTCTCAAGGTTGTTAACGCCTCTTGGGAATGCGACTTCCTCGTAGGGTCTTCTACTGGTTTCTGCTCTGACACCATTGACAAATGAGATAAGTTCATCATTTGTTTGGCCGATAATGATCTTAAAAGCTGCATATAACTTGTCCCTAAAATACTGCGGTGTCGATGACCTCGCAGTTTCCAACCCCATGATTTTCATCTTGGGTTCTTTATATCTGACTCCCTCAGAGTCCCAGACATTTAATATGTATCTCTTTTTGGCAGTCCATATACCTCTGTCAGCAATGTTCTCCCTCTTCATGATCATCTTCTGATCATACGCCGAAACGTACGACGCAAGCTCCTGATACGAGGCATCAATGAACGGTTCCAACCGATCTTTGCAGACCTTATCAAGAAGCTCAACGATCCGAACCTTATCGTCAGACTTATTACCAAAAAATTTATCAACAACAGGTCCGAGATTAAGATATATTGAGTCGGTGTCACTTGCAATGACATAATCTACCTTATCTGTAGAGAGTAGTTTATTTAGATACCCATTCATCTTGTTCTCTATCCATCGGATAGAAACCTGACCAGATAAAGTAATAGCTTCAGCGTTCGCAAGGCGATAATACCGAAAATGCTCGTTCCCAATAGCACCATAAGCACTGTTAAGTGAGATCTTCTTAGCCATCTGAATGTTATTACATCTTGCAATCTCCTTTTCAAGAGTCTTGGTCGGTGTCTTTTCATATGCCTTCTTCGCCTCAATCATTTTCTTCTTGAATATGACCCTAGAGTCATACATCTTCTGCATCATCAAAGGTAGAAACCCCTGCACGTCCTTCCTGTACTGTGCTCCATTAGCACACACAGCAAACTCCCCATCAATCTCACAATCTTTATTCAGAATCCGTTCAACGCTCGTGCTGGGATGTCTAGTCTCCCAGAGGGTCTCTGGACTGATATTGTATTGCATAATAAGATGAGGATAGAGGCTATTGAGGTCAAAATTAACAACCCAATCATAGCGTCCTGGTTTCGGTTCCTTGACATATGCTCCTGCGTACTTTGCGTCTTTTGTTGCTTCCTTCTTAGGAGGGATAGCAATCTTTCTTTTGTTTAGTTCACAATAGATGTAGTTATCCCACATCCTTACCTGAGAAAATACATCCTCATAGTTTACCTTAGCATCATAAGCCATTGTGAACGCAAGGTCAAGTAGTTTCATCTTGTCATCAAGTTGATCTACTAACCTAACGTCATGTATATTATAATCAATAAACTTCTGCCAATCTTTCTCATAGAACTCTTTGAAAGTATCATACTCAGAGTGATCTAACTTTCTTGCTCCAAGTTCAACCATACAGATGTGATCGAGGCGATAGCTTTCTTGGTTTGTATAAGTAAATTTTCTGTAGAGCTCGAGATAATCCAGAGTTGAAATTCCTGGAAGATCGTAAGCGATCTGTCTTCTTCCTTTGATGTAGATTTCCCTCGAAGATATAAGCTTCCAAGGACTAAGACTCTTAGCAGCTTTTGCACCGAGTATCCTATCAATACGCCGAGCGATATAGGGAATATCAAACAACTGTACGTTCCAACCCGTAATAACGTCAGGACAATTTTCATTCCAATAACCCAAAAATGCTGTCAACATAGACTCTTCAGTTCTGAAGTGCATGTAGTCTACGTCATCATGCTTGTTGTCAAATGGTCTAGCACCAAACACAACAATGCGACCAGAATAAGAATCCTTAATACTGATCGCTAGTATCTCTTGATCTGCTGATTCTATATCAGGGAATCCATTCTCAGCAGCAGTCTCAATATCTATATTAAATACACGAATCCTAGAGGTATCAAACTTGATATGCTCCTCTGGATGTTCTTCTGCAATATACTGATAAAGATACCTAGTGTTACCATAGATATCAAAGTCAGGTACTTCTTTATATTCTTTTATAAACTCCTTAGCGGAATTAATAGAACCCATCTTCATAGGTTCTACACAACTTCCCTCTAATGTTTTCCAATCGGTATAATTTTTGGTAGGCACATACAGGGTGGGGTTGAAACTCACCCTGTATGAAAATGCACTACCTGCATCATAACCACGCACTAGCAAACGATTGCCAGCTTGTTCAACGTTGGTGTAGAACTTCATTCAGATTCAATGTAACGAGCGAGAACTTTCTTACTTGGATTAACCAACACTAGTATATCAGATGATCTGATAACAACTTCATCATCCTCAGAATGAGGAGGCCATGATATTAATTCACCATCGTCCTTTACCTGTTTAGGGTGGTATAGTACACAGTCTGGATCACCAAACTCTACACCACCCAGTTCTTCTACTCTAGCTACCAGCCACTGGTCCCGTAGTAGCAGCAGCCGCACTAGATTCTCCTGTTGTTCCTCCTGCATTTAAAATGTCCTCTCCATTATTAGGTAGGAAGCTTAGATCAACTCCAGCATCCTTTAACTTCTGTACATAATTTGTCATGATCTCGTTGTTTGGAGGCATGGCAGTAACCACATGTTGTGGATTAATTCGGAAGTCTTCATAAGGTGTGAAAACATTCCACCTTCTATAATTCACACGATACACAGCATCAGGAGCACCTTCTGTACCCTCTACTTCAAGCTCTGTAATCAAAGGATATAGCATTTGGTATGCTACAAACTTATCATCCTCACGAACTTGGGAGAAGTTACAAATGATTTGCTCTCCTGATGCTAACGTAACGATGCGAATATTGTGTTGAATTTGTGGTGCAGCAGGAGCACCTTGTGGTGCTTCAGGCGCACCAGCAGCTGAATCCGTCATAATTTATTAGTCTACGGTTTTATTAGTATACAGTATATTTAACCACTTGTCAAGTCAAAGCCAATCTTTCCTAGCATGATGCTCAGGAACGATCTTACCTAGACTCACAGTGAGAAGACCATCTTCGAAGACAACTGACTTAATCTCAACATCATCAGAGATAGTCCAAGACCTTGTGAAGGATCTCTGTGCTAGTCCCTTATGAGTGTAGGTTGTGTCAGTTTCTTTGTCTTCCTTCTGACCTTCAACAAACAGTTTACCATACTCTGTGTAAACTGCAACCTCTTTCTTCTTGAATCCAGCAAGTGCAATCTCCAGACGAGACTCCACATTGTTTACATGAATCAAATTGTATGGTGGATAGTTAGATGTTGTTTCATGCACATTAAAAAATCCATCGAGGAAGTCATCCAACCCGATAGAGTTCTTGTTTATTCTTTCTAGTAGTGCTGGCATATCCGCAGCACGATAACGTGTTAGGTCACCCATGATAGTAGCTCCTTATTAAGCGAGTTTGTGTTTTGTGTACCCTTACGGCGTACACTATTATTTAACCATACTATAGCTTGATTGACAACAGTATTATTTTCGCAAGATCCGTATCAGAAGTTTCGGTTTTCCTGATATATTTGAAGTTGTATTCATTAAAAAGATCAAAAGCTAGGGTATACCGAACCTTAGCACTTTGATTCTTATCAACCCTATGTTGCAACCATGAAGGAAACAAGGTGACAACACCTGGTTCATTCTTAACTTGGAAATACCCATGATATAAACTGAACAATGGTATCCAATAGTCTGTAGTGGTCCATGGATTGAGGTTATGTAATGCCATGTTTCCACTGACAAAAGCATTCTCATGTAAGGCATGGGAATGCATTCCAATCTCTTGTCCGTTCTCTAATCTAGTGAACCACCCTCTAATCCAGATATCTTTTCTATCCAGAACAGGAAACTCAAGTGCCTCACAATACTCAACATAACTGTCGTAGATATGATCTCTTAAAATTTTGAATACTGAATGATGCCAAGTAAAAAGATTGTACTTAGTCCATAAAGATTTCCAATTGGCAGCAGATAAAAACTTTGACTCATCTATCTGACCCAAGTAAGTCTGGTTTGCTATGACCCTTATTTCCTTTGCGAGTAAAGCATCATACTCATCACAAAAAACATGTGCATCTAAACTAGGTGCAAACGGTGACTTAGGTTCCCAAGTTTTCCAACGGTGTATCTTATCAGTTTGTTTATGAATTACAAGATGATTAAGATCATTATCAATGATTTGCATTATGAAGGGTCTGTCTTCTTCCTACCAATATTATACTTGCTTTCTAGTGTCCAGTCATCCTTTTCTTTGAATGCTAGAACCTTAATTTGATTGAGGGGTGCTAGGTCAGTTACCTTATTAACATCAGAAATCTTAATCAAACCCCAATCTGATAACAACTGAATGATTCTGTTGCGACGTTGCACATCATTCGTACTTAAATTTGTTTTCTTACCATCTAAGGCAAACAGTTCTTTAAAATGAACTATGTAATACTTACCCTGCTTATGTAAGATGTGACATGACTGGTATATCTTCTTTTCTTTTCTAGAAGCTACACCTATCCTAGTTAATGTCTCTCTCACCTTCAGGAAATCATCTGGTTCACTCAGCAATACTTCAATCATGTCTGATTGTTTCCACTGAATCTCAGTTTCGACGCTCATTTTTTCCACCCTTTCTCAATGAATATTTAATATGTTCAAGTTGATCCTTTGTGAGAATCCTGAGTGCTTGCAGAGCCTTATCATCATTATAACCATAATACTCTTTAACTATATCAAGATATTCAATAGAATCTTTACGTGCCCATGGCGAAAAACGCTTCCTAGGCTTGAGACTATTTATATAAAAGTCGTACTGCATCTTCTTAGGAAGATGAGAAGACTTATTCATTTCATTGGCATAAAGAATAGCGTCTGTGAAAGATGACAAGCATCTATTCACGACGTAGGGTGTGTACTTTTTTTCTGCATCAATGTCATCTTCCATCAAGTTCTTCTTAGACTGATTGAT